AAATGATTTATATCTTAGTTTAGACCAATCAGTATTAGTATCATCTAATTATATAGATAAAGTTATTACTGAATTAAAAGGTAAAGCTGATTTTAAAACAATTCGTCAAATTATAGCTGATGCTAATGTAGATGATTTTGATGAGTTATTTAAAGCATTATACGAACGTGCATCTGAATACCTACTAGGTAAAGAAGGTACAGCATCTATTTTAATAAATGAACATCAATATAAAGCTAACTTCCGTATCGACAAGGAAATAAATACAATGTCGTTAATTCAAAATTTAATAAACAATAAATAATTATGCAGCAAGCACAACAACAACCACAAATTGATTTAAAAAACACTACTGAAGTCAAAAACTTTAATGGTGGGTCAATTTTTCAACAAGGAGTAATTTTACGTAAAGTATCTAAATTTGTAGCAGGAACTAATGAAGATGCACTTATGCCTATTCCAGTATTTTATGACCCAGAAACAAATAAAATCTTAACTGATTCGGTTCCTAAAGATTTAAGGGAAGAAATGAAAGATGAGCTTTGCTAAATGAAAAACATCTTCGATTGGTTAAAAGCAATTAACACAACCAAACCTCCAGTTGAATCTTTTACAGATAAAGATTGGGAGGTTTGGAATAGTTATATGGTACATAGGTTTTTATCTATGAATCCTGATTATTTAGAGGTTGTAAACTATGTTCAAGATTTTCCCCCCCAAGAAAAAAGAATGATCTATAACATATATAGAGAATTCATCCCCAAAAATAATAAATGGAATAAATATATTAAATCTAAAGTTAAACAACCTAATAAAGACTTAATAGACCATATTAAAGATTATTTTGAATGTTCTAGCAAAGAAGCAAAAGAATATATAAATATATTGGCTACACCAGAAATAAGTCGTATATTAACTAATAGAGGATTAGAATCAAAAGAAATAAAACCCTTATTAAAATGAAAATTCAAATAAAACATCTTCAAACTAAACCTGATGATGAAAGAGAAATTATTAGTTTTAATTCCATATCTAACCTAGAACAGTATGGGATAGAATATGAAAGGGTAATTAATACCCCCTACAATACCACTCCTCCAAAAGAACATTGTAGACGACCTGACCACATTAGTCCAAACAATCAACCTGGAGAATTCACCCCAGGATCAGGCATTGGATATTTAACAGGTGGGCATTATGGATGTTTTCAATCTCACACTAATGTTTTAAGAAATTTAAGTGAAGAGTATGATTATACTGTTATATTTGAAGCAGATTCTTATATAGAAATAGATAGTCAAAAACTTTCAGAACTTATTAAAGAATTTTGTAAAATAATGGAAAAAGATAATGTTTATTATCTTTCATTAGCAAATAATCTTTCACATTCAAAAGAACAAGTCCATGATTTATTACTTAAAACAAAAAATGAATTTTTTACTCATGCTTATATAGTTAGAAATAAAGATAAAAGCTGGTGGGTAAAACAGTTTAAAGAAATGGGATGGGATGGTTATGATATTTGGTTAAATTTAGTATTTGAAAAAGACCCCCAAAATAGATATACTACTAAAGAAGAATATGTAACACAAATAGAGGGAATATCTCTTATTGATGGTGAATATAAAACATGGGAAGATGGGAGACTTATTACCCCCCCAACAGAAAAACCAATCCTAATTATATCCTCAGGTAGGAGAATTAATTATTTAAAAGATACTATTGAAGGTTTATCAAAACATACTCCAAATTTAGATAATACATTTAAAAAAGTATGGATCCTAGATGATAGATCTTCTGTAGGTGAAAGGGTTTTAATAGAAGAAATAATGACTAAATATTTTGGAGATAAATATCAGTCTATTTATTTTAATAGTAATGAACCATATGCTTTTGTAGATAAATTTAATATGATTAGAAAATTATCAAATAAAAATGATATAGTTTTCTTTTTAGAAGATGATTGGGTATTAAATAAACCATTTAATTTTCAACACCATACAGATATTCTAAGAAAAAGTAATTGGACTTCAATCTCATTTACAGACCCCCTTTGGTTACAAGATAAAAGTTATAATGAATATATTATTAAAAAAGATTATTGGAAAAACCCATTTCCCAACCCTTATAAACATCCTTTAGAATGGTTTGATAATAGCTCTAGATGCCGTTGGGTTTCAGGTGCAATGAATCACTATACCAATAATCCTAATTTATCTAAAGGAGAAATATATCATAAAGCAGAATTTAAAAATATAAAAAATTTCGAATGGGAATTTGCAGAAGCAATCCAAGGAAATCATGTTTTCCACCAGGATTGTTATTTCAACCATATAGGAAAGGAAAGTTTAATTAATCAATTATAAAATAGTATGACAAAAGAATTATACACTATGTTAAAAACATCTGCTGAAGCAGATAGAGCAAAAGCATTATTATCACTCGAATTATTGGGTAATAAAGCAGTTGGGATTGGTGATCATTCTACTGAAGATTTCTACAAAAATGCAGAGGAAGCTCTGATTAAATTAGTAGATGCGGATGATAGATTATCAACCTTAGTAAGATATTTTAACGAACCACAGGAACAAATTAATGGGTGATACAATAACTAAATACCACGAAATTATGAGTGATAGAGAAATTATGGATGCTAAACGCCCAGAGGAGGCAGCAGTAAGAGTATTTGAAAAAGAATACCCTGAATTATCTAATGAATTTAAACAAATTCAAAAAGAAATGTATGAAATGTTTGCTCGTAAGCATATGGATTATGGTTTAAATAACATTGCTTTAGGCGGAGATATCGTTAATAACAGCGATGATAAACAATTCTCACTAACTGGGTTGTGTATTAGGTTAACCGATAAAATATCACGTTTAAAAAATTTATTAATTAACGGTAGATCATTTGTTGAAGGTGAAGGTATGCAAGATACATTTATTGATATTGCTAATTATGGAATAATAGGTCTTTTAGTAGGTCGAGATAAATGGAAAAAATAGTTTGGCTAAAAAAATCCCAAAAATTATAAAGGAGATTAGAAATAATCCTCCAACACCCGTTAACTATGCATATCAAAAGAATATATCATATTCCCAGATGTCTATATTTAGAGGGTGTCCTCATAGATGGAAATTACAGTATAAAGATAAAATTAAACGTTTTACATCTTCAATTCATACTGTATTTGGAACCGCTATACATGAAGTATTGCAACATTATTTAGATGTAGCATATGACAAATCCTTTGCTGTAGCAGATAGGGAAATTAATATGGAAGAGTTTTTCCAAGAAAAATTTATAGGAGAATACCAAAACCAATACAAGAAAAATAAGGACCAACATTTCTCCTCAGCTGAGGAAATGAGAGAATTTTTTGAAGATGGGATGGGTATTTTAAATTGGTTTAAGAAAAAAAGATCTAGATACTTTTCTAAACGTGGTTGGCATTTGGTTGGTTGTGAAATACCATTAGTAATTGCGCCAAATAAAATGTATAATAACATATTATACGCAGGTTTCTTAGATGTTGTCATGTACCATGAGGAAACAGAGACATTTAAAATAATCGATATTAAAACAAGTACTCGTGGTTGGAGAGAACAAGACAAAAAAAATGAAGATAAACAATACCAATTACTTCTATATAAACAATACTTCAGTGAACAATATGGTATTCCCTTAAGTAATATTGATATTGAATTTTTTATTGTTAAAAGAAAGGTAATGGATTGGGATGATGAAAAAATAATGTCACCTCACCAGGCATATAGAGTACAACAATTTAGTCCACCAAGTGGAAAAATAAAACTGGGACGAGCTAAAAAAGCAATAAATAGTTTTATAAATGAATGTTTTAACTCTAATGGAGATATAAAGGAATTAGAATATCCAAAGTCTGTTTCAAAATGGAACTGTATGTTTTGTCCTTATAAAGAAGATAAAGAAAATTGTGGAGAAGGTATAATCTACTGATATCCCAATATATGTATACTAAAATAATGTTATTAAAATAAAGACTATGAGCGCAAAAAAACCAATGACACTAACTAGTGTTAAAGTCAAGAGCGATTTATTCGAGAACTTTAAAATTGAATGTGTAAAACGTAAATTTTCCTTTCAAAAACTTGCTGATCGGGCTTTGTTTTTGTATCTTACGGATGAAGATTTTCGTAAATCAATTACAAACCAAACTAATCTCGAACTATAAATCTAAATTTAAATGAATAAAAGTTTTAAACATCTTCCTAAAGATAAAAGGAAGAAAATTCTACTTATCTGTGATGATATTAGGGTTCATTCTGGAGTTGCAACGGTAGCTAAAGAAATTGTTATACACACTGCCCACCATTTTAATTGGGTACAAATGGCAGGAGCAATTAAACATCCTGATATTGGTAAAAAATTTGATCTAAGCCAAAACATTAATGAAAATACAGGTGTTAATGATTCATCTGTAATATTATACCCTACAAATGGGTATGGTACCCCAGATACTATTAGACAAGTTATAGCATTTGAAAAACCAGATGCTATCATGTTAATCACAGATCCTAGATATTTTACCTATATTTTTAATATGGAGCATGAGATAAGAAAAAATATCCCTATTACCTATTTAAACATATGGGATGATTATCCTGCTCCTATGTACAATAAAGGCTACTATGAAGCTTGTGATTTGTTAATGGGTATTTCAAAACAAACCGTTAATATTAATAAAATAGTATTAGGGGATAAAGCAGAAAATAAAGTATTTAAATATGTTCCTCATGGTTTAAACCCAGAAATATATAAACCTTTAGATCCTAAAGATGAAAAATTAAGGAAATTTAAGGCAAACTTTTTTGGAAAAGACATTCCAGAATTTGTAGTATTTTTTAATTCTAGAAACATTAGACGTAAACAAATACCAGATACAATGTTAGCCTTTAGAGCATTTTTAGATACACTTCCTAAAGAAAAGGCTGATAAATGTAAAATGGTATTACATACAGAAGCTGTAACAGACCATGGAACGGATTTATATAAAGTTAAAGAATACTTTTTTGATGAAACTTACCCAAATGCTATAAAATTTTCTCATCAAAAATTATCCCAAGACGAATTAAATTGTTTATACAATGTTGCAGATGTTCAAATGCTATTGACATCAAATGAAGGGTGGGGGTTAACCATTACTGAAGCAATATTAGCAGGTACTCCTATTATCGCTAATGTAACAGGTGGTATGCAGGATCAAATGAGATTTGAGGATGAAGATGGAAATTGGTTTGTACCTAGCCCTGATGTTCCTTCTAACCATAAAGGTACTTATAAAAAACATGGTGAATGGGCTTTCCCGGTTTACCCAACTTCAAGATCAATACAAGGTTCACCCCCAACACCTTACATATTTGATGATAGATGTAGATGGGAAGATGCTACTGAAAGGTTAATTGAGATTTATAATTTATCTCCCCAAGAAAGACAAAAAAGGGGATTAAAAGGTAGAGAATGGGCTATTTCTAAAGAAGCTGGTTTTACTTCAATCCACCAAGCAGAAAGGGTAATAGAAGCATTTGATGAATTATTTTCTACATGGAAACCAAGAGAAAAATATGAGTTGATTAATGCAACAGAATTTAAAGGAAATTTTTTAAAACATAAAATTTATTATTAATGAATAAACCAGTTTTTATAATTAGTTGCCCATTTGATACCTATTCAGGTTATGGTGCTCGTTCTCGTGATATAGTTAAAGCTATTATTAATACGGGAAAATATAATGTAAAACTTTTACCACAAAGATGGGGAAGTACTTCTTGGAATTTTTGTAAAGATCACCCTGAATGGGAATTTTTATTAGATTTAAGAATCAATAAAATGGAGGCTAAACCTGATATTTGGATGCAAATCACCATCCCAAATGAATTCCAACCAGTTGGGAAATATAATATTGGATGTACAGCTGGAATTGAAGCCACAGTTTGTAAACCTGAATGGGTCCAAGGGTTAAATAGAATGGATTTAAATTGGGTTTCATCTACATTTGCTAAGGGAATGTTTGAAAGTATGAATTTTGAAAAAAGAAATAAACAAACCCAAGCAGTAGAAGAGCATATTAAATTAAATAAGCCAATAGAAGTAATATTTGAAGGGGCAAATTTAGATGTTTATAAACCAATCCCAAGTGGTGAAATCAAAACAATTAATTTAGAAGACATTAAAGAATCATTTTGTTATTTAAATGTTGGACATTGGATCCAAGGCGATTATGGTCATGACAGAAAAAATTTGGGTGTTTTAATCAGATCATTTTATGAATCCTTTAAAGGAATAAGTAAACCAAAACCAGCATTAATTTTAAAAGCTTCAATGGGTGTTGCCTCTTATATGAGTAGAGAAAACATTCTATCTAAAATTAAACACATTAGAAGTTCAATTAATTCAACATCTTTACCTAACATTTATTTACTTAATGGAGAGTTTAATGATCAAGAAATGAATGAACTGTATAATCACCCTAAAGTAAAAGCAATGATTAGCTTAACTAAAGGGGAAGGATATGGACGTCCATTACTAGAATTTAGCTTAACGGGTAAACCCATAATTGCATCTGGTTGGTCTGGACATTTAGACTTTTTAAAACCTGATTTTAGTACTTTACTTTCGGGGGAACTAGAAAATGTACACCCATCCGCAGCTAACAATTGGTTAGTAAAAGAAGCTCAATGGTTTAAACCATCAGTATCTGATGTAAACCAGAACTTAAAATCTTGTTATAAGAAATATAAACATTATACTACAAAATCTAAAAAACAAAAGAATTTTAGTAAATCTAACTTTAGTTATGATAAAATGGAAGAATTAGTAGATAAAACATTACAAAACTATGTCCCTAATTTTGCTACTCAAGTTAACTTTAATTTACCTAAATTAGAATTACCAACCTTATAAAAATCATAATATGAATTTTGACGAATTAAAAGAATGTCCTTGTGGTGAATCAGATGCTTGTTATAGACAAGAAGTAACAAAAGATATAGCTATAGAATTGTGTTATGGATGTGGTTTCCAATCTAATAGCATTATGGTTTCAGGGTCTGAATTTTATAATGAACAAATAGAAACTCTACCAGAAATTTATAAAGAATTAATGAGTGAGGATGAAGATGGAAAGATTTGGATACCTACTCATATTAATATTGAAGATAAAGGAACGGTATTTGCTATGGGAAGTAATCGTAATGATTGGGCCTGGGCTGGAGTAAAAGCTATTAAAGATGAAGAAAAAGGATATAAAACTGATATGTCTACTATAAAATACTTTAAAGAACGTGACTTTATAGAAGCACTATCATATATTCAAGTTATACCATGAGATTAGGCGATTTAACTGAAAAAATAATATCTGTAATTACTTTAGGCCAAGGTAAAAAAATAGCTACTTATATAGCTAAATTAAGAGGCAAAGAAGATTGTGGGTGTAATAGAAGAAAAGAACAATTAAATAATATAAATTTTAAATCAATGTCAATAGTAACAACCCCACTTAATTTAGATTGGTCATCTAAATGGAATAAAGTTAGAGAGCAAGTTGAGTGCTCTTGTGAATTTGATTATGCTATTTTAGCGGTTAGAGATAAACAAGGAAGTTTAATACATGAGGAAAAGTTAATGGCTGCTCCATATATGAGTGGCCAATTATTAAATAAAGATATCTCATTACCCTCCTTTATTACCCCCCATTCTTACAGCTTACAATTTCATAAAAAAAATGAAAATGAATTTATTAACCCTATAAATATAAATTTATAATGAAAATAAGTTATGGATTAACAGTTTGTAATGAACATCAGGAATTACTTCACCTTATAGAGTTTTTATCACCTAAAATTGATAAAGAAGATGAGATTGTAGTAGTATATGATCAGAATAGAGTTACAGAACAAGTATTAAAAATATTAGAAGATCATAAAGAACAAGTTAGATATTTTCCTTTTGACTTTCAACAAAACTTTTTAGAGAATAAAAATTATTTAGGGAGTGAATGTAAAGGAGATTATATATTCCAAATAGATGCTGATGAAATTCCAAATGAGTTTTTAGTTAAAAATCTAAAAACTATATTAAATTCAAATAGTGTTGATATGTTAGTTGTTCCTAGAAAAAATATAGTAAAGGGATTAACTCAAGAACATATTAATGCTTGGAGATGGAATGTAAATGAAAAAGGGTGGGTTAATTGGCCTGATCAACAAAAAAGAATATATAAAAATAACCCTAAAATACAATGGTCAGGACATCAAGTTCATGGTATGGTAGAGGGATATGATAATTTTGCTGTTTTACCCTTAGAAGAAGGCTTTAGTATTACCCATAACAAAACAATTGATCGTCAAGTAAAACAAAATGAAAGGTATTCTAAAATCGAACAAAATAAACTATGAGTAAATTTAAAGTAGGAGTTATAGGTAATGGTTTTGTAGGGGAAAGCCAAGCATTTGCTTTTTCCCCAACAACAGACTTAAGAATATATGATATAGATCCTCTTAAAGCTACCCATACTAAAGAAGAATTAGATGAATGTGACTTTATTTTTGTATGTGTCCCAACACCTATGAAAAAAGATGGATCACAAGATATTTCATTTATAGATAAAGTATTTGAAGAAGCAGTTCAAGGACCTATTTATATTATTAAGTCAACTATACTCCCTGGTACTACTAAGAAGTTAATGGAAATATACCCTGACCTAGAAATAGTATTTTGTCCCGAATTTTTAACTGAAAGAACTGCTAAGTTAGATATGCTAACTCAAGCAAGAATTGTAATAGGAGGAGAAAAAAGAGATACTAAAAAGGTAAAAGAATTATTCGAACAAAGGTTTATGAATCGACATATAATTGAAACCGATCCAACAACTGCTGAACTAATTAAATATATGAATAATACTTTCTTTGCTACTAAAGTTAGTATTATAAATGAATTCAAATTACTATCAGATAAATTAGGGGCAAATTGGAAGGATGCTTTATATGGATTTGCTTCAGATGGTAGAGTAGGAGATAGTCATTTGCATGTCCCAGGACCAGATGGTAGATTAGGGTATGGTGGTACTTGTTTCCCTAAAGATGTTAATGCTTTAATAACATTAGCTAAAGAATTAAATACACCAATTAATACAATAGAAGGTGGGTGGGAAACAAATTTAACAGTGAGACCTGAAAAAGATTGGGAAGCAGATAAAGGTAGAGCAGTAAGTAAATAAATTATGGATATAAAAATAAACGTAGCCAATCTAAACAACTCCGCAATTTCTATAGAAATGTTTTTATGGGTAGTACATAATATTGAATTTAATTCTACAATATTAGAGCTAGGAAGTGGTAGCGGTACAAAAGAATTAACTAAGTATTATACTGTTTATTCTATAGAACAAGACCAAAAATGGATTAATTATGCTGAGGATTCTAACTATATACATGCCCCTATTAAAAATGGGTGGTATGATTCTGACATAGTTTTTAAAAATATTCCTTCTAGTTATAGTCTATTACTTGTAGATGGACCTGGAGGTACGGGTAATAGAGAAGGGATAAAACAATATTGGGATAAATTTAATGTTGATGTCCCTATAATAATGGATGATACCCATAGAGAAGCAGAACTAAGATTTGCCGAAGAAACAGCCCAAACCTTAAATAAAAAGATAACAATAATCCCAGGCCATCAAAAATCCTTTGCATTACTATTATGACAAAAAAGAAAATATTAGTTACTGGGGGAGTTGGGTTTATAGGCACTGCCTTAATTAAAAAACTCTTAAATGAAGGACATAATGTTCATTCGTTAGATAATTATGAAATAGGTCTAAAAGAAAATGAACAACCTGGATGCCATTACCATATAGGAGATATTGAAAATATAAACTTAATGGATAAAGATTTTGATTTAATTTTCCATTTAGCAGCTCTATCTAGAATACAACCTTCATTTAATAACCCAAATGAAACCTTTAGGGTTAATACTATTGGGACACAAAGAATATGTGAATTTGCTAGGTTAATTGGAGCTAAAGTTGTATACTCTGGTTCTTCTTCTAGATGGCATAACCCATACCAATCACCTTATGCCTCATGTAAACATATGGGAGAAGAAGCATGTAAAATGTATAGGAAAACTTATGGGATGGATATTGAGATTGTCCGTTTTTATAATGTTTACGGCCCTGGTGAAATAGTAGATGGAGATTGGGCAGCAGTTATAGGTAAATGGAGACGTCAGGTTAGAGATGGGGAACCAATAACTATTGTAGGTGATGGTGAACAACGTAGAGATTTTACTTATATTGATGATATTATAGATGGGTTGTGGAAAATTGGAATGAAAAATATTAAACATAAAGACGGATGGGAGTTAGGAACGGGACAAAATTATTCTATTAATGAAGTTTATTTGATGTTTAAAGAAAGATTTGGTGTTGATTTTACCTCCCTCCCAAATCAATCCGGAAATTATAGAAAAACATTAAGAGAGAATGATGACAGTTTAAAAGAATTAAATTGGTCCCCTTCAGATAAATTAAGAGATTATATATTAAGTTTAAATAAACATTAGAGTATGAAATTAACAGTTTATACAGCTTTATTTGCTGACCCTAGTATCCCCTTAGATGAGGTAGGAGAATTTTATAACTTTAAACACTCTAAAGATGATGTTAAATATATTGCCTTTACTAATAGAGAAGATTTAACATCTAAATTTTGGGATGTTATGTATGTTTCAGTTGATGAAGAGTTGTCTCCTAGAATGATGTCTAGACAAATAAAATGGAACCCTACTAAATACTTAGATGACTTTACTCATACTATATGGATGGATTCTCAATGTTATTTTAAATTTGAACCAAAAGCTATAATAGATTATTACTTACAATCAGAATTCCATACAGCAATCCACCACCATACTGATCTACAAAGCACATACTCAGAAGGTATGTTGCAGTGTTATTATTATTGTTTAGATAAACCTTCAATTATCAACCCCCAAATGGAAAAATATTTTAAAGAAGGATTACCTTATAAGTATGACCATTATGAAACTGGTATTTTATTAAGAAAAAATTGTGATGAATCTAATGAATTATCAAAAAATGTTTGGAATGAGTTACAATCCCATAGTATTAGGGATCAATTAAGTACTCCTTACTGTGTGTTTAAAGCTAGACAAAATGGAGACCAAGGTATAAAAACTATCCCTGAATCCTTTACAGCCCATAAAGGGGGTTTACCTTTACCTAAATCACAAATATTTTTCACAGTACCAAAACCCTCAAAACTACTTAAAGAAAATTTGGATAGTAGATAAATTCTTCGTATATTCCCACCTAATTTAAAAAGGTTATATATTTATGCGACAGACTATTAAAACACCCATTAAAATGGAAATGATTTCTTGCACCCGATGTGGTTCCCCAATGCCCGAATTAAGATTAACTAAATATGGTTATGATTTTTGTGTTGATTGTTCAACAGTAGGCACTAAACGTGGTATCCCTGTGACTAAAGGATCAGGTGACCATACTTGGACTGAAACTGTTATTATGGAAGAAGACCAATATGAACAATTTGTTGTAACTTCTGCTTTAGAACGTGGAGATAAAAACACAGCTAAAGCTGAAATGTTAAATATGGATAAAGAAGACCGTAACCTACAGGGCCCATTTCAAATAATTAATAATACAGATAAAGATAGAGATTAGTTATGCCTAAACCAAAACCATTATCTAAAGAAATGATAGTGGCGGCTCAAGCAAAAACTAAATCTAATATGGCCGCTGCAAGGTACTTGCATGTTTCTTATCAACACTATAAGAGGTATGCTAAAATGTATAAGGTATTTGAAGGCCATAAAAACCAAAGTGGTAAAGGTATACCTAAATTTTTAAAAGGTACTGGTAAAGAACCTGCACTTTTAGATATTATTGAAGGAAGAGTATCATCTGCTCATTTTTCACCTGCAAAAATAAAGTATCGTTTAATAGAAGAGGGATATTTATCAGAGCAATGCTCAATGTGTGGTTTTCAAGAACGTAGGGTACTAGATTATAAAATGCCCTTATTGTTACACTTCAAAGATAATAATAAATCAAATTACACACGCGATAACATTGAGTTACTATGTTATAACCACTATTTTCTTACAGTTGGAGATATATTTACAGAGAAGGATGTTAAACAAATTGAATCACATCAAGAACATATAGGTACCACTGATAAAATAGAATTTGAAGTAGATGAATACCATTTACAACGTTTAAGAGAATTAGGGTTGGGTGATGATAATGAAGATGATGTTAACCAATACATTTCAAGAATATGAAAAAAGCTAGACGAGCCAGATCAATAAATAAAAAACATCATAAAATCACTCAAGATTATGATAAACAAAAATCTAGACATTTAGAAAAATTAACTGATAAAATGCTTAAGAATGATGAAAAGGCAAACCAGTTAAAATCAAAAACTATGAAAGGTGACTTTCTTAAAAACTTTTAATTATGGAAATGAAATTTGAACACAATTGGGAATTTGATACTACGGAAGAAATGAATGGTATCTTCAAAGATGGAATGAAGGAATTAAATGATCTAATTGTAGATATTGCTTTAGATAATTTAAAAACAAAACGGAAGCAAATTCCTGTAGTATCAATCTATACTAAGGATGAAGATATGATTTATGATATTATGATTGACCGTCCTGATATGATAGAAACATTAGAACAAAATTTAACTACAATGGAAGAGTATGAAGACTACGAGCGTTGTCAAAAAATAGTTAATGCTCTAGATTATTTGAAATCAAAACTTTAATTATGAAAAATAAATTAAATAGTACTGCAATATTTTTATTATTTGCCTTAGCATTATTTTCACTAATGGCATTCACATCAGTATATAGAGTGGTAACCAACCCAATAGTAAAATTACCCATTAAAGGTATAGCTCCTATTGAAATTACCCCGCTAACTGTATCTAATGTTGAATTAGAAATTAAAACACATCATGATTTTTTAGATGCTATTGGGTTTAGAGAATCAGGTAATAGATATGATATTGTAAACAAATATGGGTATATGGGCAAATATCAGTTTGGTAAATCAACATTAAAGGGATTAGGATTTAAAGTTACCCAAGATGAATTTTTAAATAGCCCTTATATTCAAGAAAAAGCAATGCAATCCCTATTAGAACATAACCAGAAAAAACTTAAAAGGCAAATTGAAAAGTATTGTGGGCAAACAATAAATGGGGTGTATATTACCGAATCAGGAATATTAGCAGCAGCACATTTAGGAGGACAGGGAAATGTAAAAAAATTCTTCCGTAATGGCTCTGAATTTAAAGATGGATTTGGGACAAATATAACAACATATATGGAACAATTTGGTGGTTATTATTTAAATTTATAATATGTATAATCAAAAAAGATTATGGCAAGAATAGTTGTAGGTGATTATAAACCAAATAAAAGAAAAAAACGACCAGGGGTACATGCTAAAAGCAAATCCAGTAAATTAAAACAAAGCAAAAACTATGTCAAAGCATATAGGGGACAAGGGAAATAAAATGGAGTTTAGTACAATAACTATATTTAATAACCTAACTGATGAGGACTTTATGGCTATTCATGAAGCAGGTCAATTAAAAAAATTATGTCTTGCTTTAACTTTAGATTTAAATATGTCACGCAATGAAAAAGATAATACTTACACAGCATGAATGGTATGACGCCATGAAACTTCCAACACCTCATAGGAATAAGAAAAAATACTATAGAAAAGAAAAACATAAAAAAATGGGAACCAAATTTGGTTCCCATAATTATTTTACGTATATTCAAGTATAAAATAAAGGTTATGTTATACGAATTTAAAAATTATAATAAACACGGTAATGTAAGGACAAGAATAGTACCTGGTACTAAAGGTAAAGCATTTAGTGTTAATCCAAAAGGTTTAGGTAATTATATTGGTGTTAGAGTATTTAAATATGAATATAAACATGAACTATTACCCCCAGGTTTATTAAATATAGGTGGTAAAAGATATATTGTTCCTACTTGGCAAGAAGTATTACCTGAAACTGAATTAAGTGATATAAAATGGATCAAACCCGAACCTAAGGTTAAACAGGAACCAATAATTGAAACCCATACTAGTAGTAGCAACGCAAATAAAACGTATAAAACAATATATTACCCAGAATCAGGTAAATTTCATTGCGATTGTCCAGGTAGATGGAGAGCGTTTGATAACCGTTGTAAACACATAAAGGCATTAGAAAAAAAAGTAAAGTAATGCGCGAGAAATTTTGATACCCGGAGGAGGGTGCGTATCTTCCCCATGTTGTGATAATGAAGTTACAGCACTAAATAAAGGTTATATGTTTATTCAAGTACAAAATCAAAAATTAAAAAGAAACAATCAATTTAGAGTTCAAACAATGCCTGCTG